CGCCAACGGTGGACTAGCATGCTAGTCCCGCGCTGTGTGTACTGACTGACTCTAAAAAGGTCTACCCCCTCCTGAAAAGGATGGGATGGCCTTGCATTGAGTTCCCTATCGTGACCGTTCTTTCCGCCAACACTCTCCGCGAAATATCGCAAGAGCATGGTCCAGCCAGAACGGTCTTTGTATACGGTAGGTGACTTAACGTCATAAACGCGCCACTCAAGCTTCTGAAGCTTTTTGTTAACGCGTTGACGGGTTGGTCTTTCGTGCAGTGGCACGTCTCGAAGTGATGGACACCTATCTTTATGGGTGTCGTCACCTGGAATGGCTCCATAGATGGAGCGTAATAAACCTGCGATACAATCGTAGGTCGAAACGAACCTTCTATCGTAGAAGGAGTTAGCATAGCTAATCCAGCTAGAATAGACGTCAGGCGAAGGAGATGATGACCAGACTGTCTTTATACGGACAGGAGTGACAGGAGTGCCTCCAAAGGCATCCATACCACACGACTCTCTAAAGAGTCCACCAGTGCAGCTTTTATCACGGTTTATTCGTAAACCAAATGACTCTAGCTGTTCCATTGCGTTCGCGGCATACGCCGTCGGGACAATGACATCATCACCGTACACTAGTATACGCTCACGCGTATACTTGTCAGGAGCTGCGGCAGTTAGGATGGCCCAGATTGAGAGCGCCATAATGGGAAAGCATAAACAGCTTCCCATCGGGGCGAACTTCTTCAAGGGTAATATCCGTCTGTCCGGCAGCTCTGTAGCAACACTCCTACATGCCTCCAAATACCTACAGAGGTTTTCTGGAAACAGTAGGCGAACGAGGTCAGTGCTAACGCGATCGGAGGCCTCTTTTAGGTCTAACGTCGCATACCTACCCGTCTCGGAGCCCAAAAGGGCCCCGCAACGATTCGGACACTGATCTGTGAAGTGTATCGCATGCCGTGTTAATGCATGCGACTCCACAAGCCCAACTATGGCAGCAGCTAATCCTTGTTGAACCCACTGGAAATCCACGGGTTCACAAGAAATTAACCGCGGCCCGCGAGAATCCTTCGGCACGAGAATAACTCGTGCCGGCAGATCCCGGTCCGTGACTTTAGCAATGTCACTAAACCCATCACAAACATGCCCTGCAGACGCCATAAAATATGCGTCAAACGGGTAGAGGTCTGTAATGCGAGAACAGACATTTGTCCACTCATACTTAGCCCAGAGCTTTTGCTTGGTAGCAACAGCGCCAGGTCCATGTCGAGGGTTAATATCTGTAGGATCGAATAAGCGAAATAACCTATTGAGTAGGTATCGCGCTTCGCGTGCGACCGTAACTTGGTCAGCCCCCTTACGGTGGCGAACCATATTTTGGTCGCGATGATCAACACGCATTGCAATTTCTTGCAACGTGGGTGATATAGTTGTAATGTCTTGCTCAGTTTTCTCAAACTGGGCGAGGACTTGCTGTTCTTGTGCAGCCGTATAGGCTAGCTCCAACTTGTAGAATACAAGAAGGACTTGTCTGATACTCCTGACACTTGCGTGGCAAGGATGCTGAAGAAGAGAACCGTCTGAATTGAGGACACCACTGAAGAGCTCACCGAGAAACCTCGGAAGCTCAGATCCGTGTATGGCTGCGAAGCCACACTTGGATGCGTTCAATGGGTCCCCACCGGCACAAGCCTTATCGAAGGCCTTGCCAAGACGGGGTAAGGATTTTGTTAAAAATCCCAATCCTTCAGCAGAAACCCTGTTGCACACCACTTGCGTGGTGTGTTTCAGGGCTTTGTCGTTAAAAACAATCCTATGCAACGAATGAACGTCGCGTAGAATTGCAGCGATGATTTGTACTAATACTTCATCTAGGCTCTTATTGATTTCCACAAATGGAATATCTCCTAGAGCATGCAACACTACGCAATCCCTTTCTAGGGATACGAACAATGAGAAACATCTATGAAAAAGACCACTAAGGCCCAATCCACAGATCCTATGTTGAAGACCATACAAAACAAGCGTGCTTCTTATAAGCGACGCTTTACAGTCTTCCTCTTCACCAATGATGACGGTGAAGTTGTAACGTCCATACCAGTCGGAGGCGAAGTACAATTCCCGCACAATTGGTCCGGTTCCTGGGAGCTCAAAATGGCTGATCTCATCGTCGATTTCTCGACTATGAAAGTCACCATCAAAGAGGCCCAGTTACCTTACCAATACGATACGGGGTACTACCCTCTCATGTACATGGTTGAACGCTAAACAATAGGTAGCGACCTAAGCTTCGGGTACTAAGGGCCCAGCGAGTGCTGGGATTGGGGGTACCCGGGCCGGATCGAGAGTTCCATCAAATTCCTTGACTAAGACGCGGCAGGCTGTGAAGCCCAACGCGACGGTAATCAGGGATATAAGGATAAACGTTGTTTTCATGGCAGTCCTTGGGGGGAACGAAATCCCCTTAGAGACTCCCTGAGAGCAACGCCGCTGCGCCGCTGCCTGAGCAGTCGAACAGTACTGTCGTCCCCGCACCAGTGGTGCTGAGGAAGGACATACCTGCTGCGACTAAGTCCCGCATCAGAACATCGGAGTTAAGGGCTCCCACAGGGGAGTCCAGAACTACCGAGAACGTGCCGGTGACATTCACCGTAGAGTCAATGTCCGAAGCGACAGTTTTGTCGAATCGGAAGTTAGACCTACGGCGAGCTTTTAACCCTTGTCCGATCTCCTGGTGCTGAACCGTGAGACGGAAGGGTAAAGACGGAACTTCTCCAACCTTGGAGAAGACCGTTTGGCGGTTATTGGTAAACAGTCGTTGAAATTCGACTTCGTTACCATTGCGATCCTTAACTTCGTTTGTAGTTAGTGTATTTGCTAGCATGCTTTTTGTTTTTCTGTGGCTTACGCCACGGTTTAATGGGAACGTCTACGCTTACGTGCTACCACGAGCGCTGCTCCGAGGGTGAACTCACTGGAGTTTATCCCGCTCAGCTCGATCTGAGCTCTTGTAGGAAGTGTAACCGAACGGCGATATGCCGTCTCGACCACTTCTGGCAAGTCGATCCATGGATTGCTCACCCAGCTGCTGGGTGTAGGCCACACCTGTGAGAAACTCGGAAGATACACGTCTGCCTTGCGGCTAACGCGTGTCGACCGAATCCGTTTCACAGACCATAGATAACGACGTATATTAATCTGAGGTTCCATGTTTTGCGTTTTGAACTGTTCTAGCATACGGGAAACCCGTACAAGCCAGTCAATACAAAACGTCCAGGGAATGGCGTTCCAGATGATCGATGGGTTTAGATTAATACCCAGCGAATCGAGAACACCAAGTACCTGCGCGTGCGCAAGTTGGAATTGAGTATAATTATAATTATACTGAATCTCTGCATGGAATGTAGTCGGAGTATATGTCGACTGACGCCGTAGGGAGTGTTTAGTCTTTCGCGGAGCATACGCCCGGGTCGTTCCTATCATAGAGAAGTCTCTATGTAGTGACCCTTGCGCCTCCAATTCAGACATCTCCCTATAGTTTTCAGTATCCGAGAACTCCTTCCAAACCCAGACATAGTGTCGGGTTTGGGACTTACCCTGACGAGATATTAGGTCATTAATCTGACGACTAACATTCGTGAGTGCTTGGTGAACACCAAACACATCAGACACAAGAGGAGACAGGTTAAACTTCCATTGAAGGAAGCCGCCTGCCAACTCTCGAGCGACAGCCGCTAAAGGCTTACCGTTTAGAAGACGTTTCGTCTGGTTGACGATCGTATCTCCTGCGCGGAAGGCCCGTTTTAGCTGTTGAGGTAGGGATTTGAAGTCTTTCAGCTCATATATTGAGTTGAGGAGACTAAGCTCCTCCTTGATTCCTGGCATCATAGAGTCTAAACTCTTTTGAACCAGAAGACCAAGGTTGGATGGCGGTGGTATAAAACCACCGTCTGTAGCCCTATCTACTACCATAACTGGTAAATCCTTAGCAGGATTACCAGGGTCGCCCCACGAACCAAGTTCTACCCCCCACAGCGGATCAACGGTTTCGAAGTTCCACGACACAACGTCGTAGGCCCCAAAATCATTGTCTCTGCATGTGACGGTAGACGGTATCAAGTTCCTGCGGGAGATCATTGTGCGCTTATAGTGCTCAATGGGCTTCCACATGGTCCTTGGACCACCACGATACGCAGCTATCCGTTCGTAGTATCTAGCATAACGCCAGTTACTATTAATAAGAGCTTGCTGTGACCAGATGTCCCAAGGGGGTAACTCCCCTGAGTCCGACCAGGACTTGAAGGGATCCGCGTTCGGTGTGTAGCAGGGTTTCATTCCCACTACAGATTGAACGGGTTCTTGAATCGTTTCTCGAACTAGTTTCGTAGTAAACATACGTTGTGGATTTCGCGTAAAGACGCGACGACGAGGGGAGCCCCGTAAGGGGC